TGATCTTCCATAGGTTCGGGCCATTCTTCTACGGGTATATCTGCTACTAATGCTTGTATAGGCATTCTAGCCCACATAGCGCCACCATGTATGTTGCCTTCATGCCAATCTTCTCTGTCAATCTCACACCCAGTAAAAACAACTTGAAAGCTTAATGATCTGTCAGGTATTGTGTTTACTGCTATAACGTAAGCATGAATAAAATCGCCATGATGACGTTGATGATTAGTTGTAAATTCTCGTCTGACCCAGACTTTAAAGTGTGGTATGTTGCTAATTAAATGGGGCATTAACGATTTACTTCAGCGCCTTGTTTGGCTCTTCTTCTATTTGAGCCACCAGCAACTTGTAAATCGGAATCAAGGTTTACTTTACCACCTTTTGAGTAGCCCTTAGTGGCTTTACCACCTTTAGCATAACCTTTGGTCCCCTTCGCAGCTCCACCCATCGAATAACCTTTTGTTTTTTTATACATAATTAACTTATTGTTGTAACCTTCCTTCGGTTACTCATTACTTTACCACACCCTTTAGCTATAAAGCCACCATTCTTTTTCTTTTGCCAACTAATTCTTGCTGGTCCTTTTTTCTTTTTAGCTGCATCGTTACATTGTGCTTTGGTTGGTCTACATGCTGGATATGCTCTTTTCTCACCTTTTTTCCTACCACAAGGTTTACCAGTTTTGCAATCAATCCACCCCTTACCGTCATTTTTATTAAACCAATCTCTTAAACTCATTATGATAACTTGGTCTTTTTGTTTTTGCCTGGAAGCATAGCACCGCAACCTTTACTTGATACGAACAATCCACCAGCTTTCATTTTTACTGGACCACCTGCTGCTTTGCTTTTATTACCCCAATTTTTAGCACCTACTTTACGGCACTTAGATAAGGCACCACTAGCATATGCACTAGGCCATACATCATATCTAGCTTTTACTTTGTGATAACAAGCGTCTTTTTTTGCTTTCTTTTTGGCCATATTTCGATTATATATCAGAAATTGGCTCGTAAGCACCTTCTGCAATCAAAATATCCTTATTGATCATATGTTCAGCTTCTACGTCAGATTTGCTTTGGCCAAAGTATTTTACCGCTAGATTGTTAGTTACCATGGCTTTATTGATGTCCAAATCGTCTACTATAATTGAACCAAGCACTCTACCGTATTTCCCTTTAGAATCTTTTAATTCGCTTCTTAGCACTATATCTTTGCCGTTATCTATAGAGTCTTGTAGAAATTTAGATGCCAGTTTACCTCGTGCTTTTTCATCTAAGTCACGAGTCCTGGATTCTGGAGTATCAATACCGTATAGACGTACACGGCATTTATGAAGGATGCTAAAGCCTAGATCAAGGATACAATCTACTGTATCCCCGTCTACTACTCTAGTTACTTCGCACTTATATTCGTACACTTATGCCCAAATAGCTGCACAAACTGTTTTTACTAAGGCTTCTTCGCCAGAATAATCAGTTGCAGCGCCACCATCTGCTACGAATTTGCTTAAATGTTTGTTTTCATTTGCAACTGTACCGTTTAGATGAGCATCTGTACCAGTCCCAGTTAAAACATTTTCATAACACACCATAACTGTTGGGTGTTTTGCGTTAGCTGTATCAGCTGCTGAGTCGTCTGATAAAGGATAGACCTCTATTCTTTGTACGTGTTGTTTGCTTGTTATTGCCATTATTTTTTCTTCCTTTTAGTTTTTTTTATTACTTTTGGAGCTTCCTCTACCTTTTTACGTTTTTTATATTTACGTTTAGGTTTAGGCTTTGCAACCAAGTCCTTATGAACCATTGTATATGCTTCATTCTTTGCTGTCGACTTGTCATCTGCAACATACCGACCATCTTCATCACGAGCTCTGACTTTTACCCAGCCAAACCAATTTCCTATTTTTTCCCAAAAATTCATACTAGCACCTCCAGCGCCTGCGAGCCTGCCTTATTCTTGAGTTCGGATCATTCCTTGTCTTG